CTAAAAATCCAACTACACCTGTTTCATATGGTAGAACTAGATTAGGAGGTACACAAACTGTAGTACCTATATCTGGTTTAAATCACACTAATAATAAAGTTACTATTACTGGTCATGGTATGGCTAATGGTACAGCTATTTGGTATAATTCTGCTGGTGGAACTAATGTTAATTTTAACGGAACTCCATCACCAGATGGAGAAGATGGATCATTACTTTTTGTAGCTAATACAGCTACAAATGATTTTAATATTTCAGCAACTTATGCTGGTGGTTTAGCTGGTACAGGTACTATGGGAATTGATGATGGTCAAAAAGGTAATGACTCACAAATCTTTACTACTGATCCTTTAGGTTATATATATTAACAAACACAATATACAATAAATAATTATGGCAGTTTCCGTTGCTAAAGGGAATCAAGGTGTCTGCACAACAGATGCTGAAAGAATTTCCGTTTCAAAAACATGGAAGGCAGCTTCAGGATCTACTGCTGGTCAGGCAGATTCTGCTGTTAAATCCGTAACACAAGATCTCAGACTTGCATACCCTGCAGTCGAGTGTAATATCACAGGCGTATAATACGCATGAACACAGGGAGGCTTCGGTCTCCCTCCTTAAACAATAATCCTTATGGCTACCACGACAATTGATAACGAGACAGAACTCTCCGCAGTAAATTCAATACTGGGAGCTATAGGACAGTCTCCTGTAACCAGTATAACTGGTAATGCTAATCCAGAAATATCTTTCATATATAACTTACTAAGAGATTCTAATGTTGATGTACAGAATGAAGGCTGGCACTTCAACACAGAACACCATGTAGAATATACACCTGATGCTGTTACTAATAAGATAGCTATCGGTAGTAATATATTAAAGATAGATGTTACAGATGGATGGGCATCTAAAGAATATGATGTAGTAAATAGAAGTGGATACTTATATGATAAACTAGATCATACAGATGACTGGTCTGAAGTAACAACGATAGATTTAGATGTAGTCTATCTATATGAATTTGAAAATATACCATCCGTCTTTCAACGATACATCACCTACAGAGCGTCTAGAATGGCCGCTACGCAGCTTGTAGCTAACCCTCAACTAGTTCAGCTATTAGCTCAACAAGAGAGCCTCTCAAGGGCAGCTTGCCTAGAGTATGAATGTAACCAAGGTAATCATAGTATGTTTGGTATGCCAGATGACAGTACCTTTACTACATATCAACCATATAGAAACTTAAGAAGATAATGGCAGGAATATCGCAACAGATACCTAACTATAGTAAAGGTATGTCTGAGCAACCAGACCAATTAAAACTTCCAGGTCAAGTAAAAAATATAGTTAATGGAACACCTGATATAACTTATGGTTTATTTAAAAGACCTGGAAGTAAGAGGATAGGTATAGATCCATTAGCTAATGTACAAAGTGGAGGATCTTGGTTTCACTACTATAGAGATGAAACAGAAGGATCTTATATAGGACAAGTAGATAGTATTGGTAATGTAAGAGTATGGTCATGCAATACTGGAGCAGAGATGACCGTAAAGTATGGAGATAGCGATACAGAGAAAACAGCTGTAACAACATACTTAACTCCTAGTCCTTCTTCAGATACAGAAGATATACAAGCTCTAACTATTAATGATACTACTTTCTTAAACAATAGAAGTGTAGTTGTAACAACTTCTGGTCTTACAGATACTAAAGCTATTTCAACTGGTGTAAGTGATAATCAAGCCTATATTGAATTACTTAGAACTGAAAATGGTAGACAGTACGGATTAAATATTGCTACACCTAATGCTATAGCTGATGATACTTTAACTAGAGCTACAAGAGTAAAAATTAAAGATGATACATTAGCTGAAGGTGAAGGTACTGGTAACTGTCCTGGGATAGGTACACAAGTATTTGCTGTAACTGCTAGTAGTAGTTATACTGGTACGAGTACAGTGTCTGTTAAAGATTCTGGTAATAATGATTTAACTACTGGTAAAGAAAATTTAATATTTCGTATTACTACATTAGGACAATTATCTACATTAGAGGGTCAGACTGATAAATATCAGTGTACATATAATAGAGATATAACTTTATTACATGGTGGAGAAGGCTGGGCTGTAGGAGATAAAATTGTAGTTACACTAGATACAGCTAAAGGTGGAGGTGCAGCAGGTACAGATGATGAAACTAAGGCTAACTATACTATAGAAGTATTAGAAACAGAAACAATTTCAGTTAAAGGTGATGTTAAAATAGCTAGACCTACACCTACACCTTTTGACTCTGATACTGCTGTAACTGCTGATACTATATTAGGTGGTATACAAGCAGAATTATCAGGTATTACTGTTTCTGGAAACCCTTTAAATACAACAGTTATTGGTAATGGTTTATTTATATATTGTGCTAGTCCTTTTAATATAGAAGTAGCAGAGTTAGATTTAATGAGAGTCATGCAGGATAGTGTTAATGATGTAACTGACTTACCTAATCAATGTAAGAATGGTTATATTGTTAAAATAGCTAATGCTAGAATGTCTGATGAAGATGATTATTATTTAAAGTTTACTGGAGATAATGGTGATGGTACTGGAGCTTGGAATGAATGCCCCGAACCTAATATAGTTAAAGGCTTTGATGCATCTACTATGCCTCACGTTATACAGCGTACTGCTGTTAATACCTTTACAGTTAAACCATTTACATGGGAAGAAAGACTAGTAGGAGATAATAACACTAACCCTATACCTACATTTAGTGGTAAAAAGATAAACAAAGTTCTATTCTTTCGTAATAGATTAGCTTTCTTATCTGGAGAAAATGTTGTCTTATGCAAACCTGGTACATTAGGTAAACCTGATTTCTGGGCTGAAACTGCATTAACTGTTAGCTCTGTAGATCCTATAGATATAGCTTGTAGTTCTACATTCCCATCTGATTTATTTGATGGTATAGAAATAAATACTGGTTTATTAGCATTTAGTACTAACCAACAATTCTTACTAAGTTCTGATGATACTGTATTAAATCCTGATACAGCTAAGTTAAGAAGTATATCTACATATAATTATAACTCTAATATACCTCCTATATCTTTAGGTACTACTGTAGGTTATATAGATAACTCAGGTAAGTATAGTCGTTTTAATCAGATGACTAATATTACTAGAGAAGGAGAACCTATAGTAAGTGAAGAAAGTAAATTAGTACCTACTCTATTAGAAAAAGATATTGATCTTATAACTAACTCAAGAGAGAATCAGATTGTCTTATTTGGTAAAACAGGTACAGACACTGTAGTAGGTTTTAGGTACTTTATATCTGGAGATAAAAGATTACAGGGAGCATGGTTTAAATGGAAGTTTAATAATACATTGAAATATCATTTTATTATTAATGATGAATATTTCTATTTAGATGAAGATAACTTCTTACAAACTATTAATCTGGTACAGTCAGATACAGATATAAGTATTAATAAAGATGATGTTAACTATCAAATACATTTAGATAACTATGTAACTGGTATAACTGGTGGTTCGTTCAATACAAATGCTAATACAACTACATTCTATGCTGATTGGATAACTAAAGTTACTCCTATTATTGATTCATCAGTTGTAGGCATTAAAGTGTCTAGTAATGATGGAACAATTAATGTAATAAATGATTCTAGTGTTTTACAATTTGTCGGATCTTCTGATTCTATTACATCATTATCAACAGGTGATGCAGTTAAATTTATAGAAAATGGTCATGCAGTTGGTAATTTAACTGATGGTGCTACTTATTATATATATAAAGAAAGTCTTACTCAGTTTAAATTAGCTACTAGTTATCAAAATGTTTTTACAGGAAGTTTTATAGCTTATACTTCAGGAGGTGGTCTTGATAGGAATTGTCACTTCATAACTTTACCTTATATTAAGATAAATGAATTAGTCATTGCTGATGGTACGGGTAGATATGCTGTTGGTTCACTTGATGGTAATTATGTTACTGTATCTGGTGACTGGACTACTACACCTAATGAGTTTAATAATAGTATAAGTGGCTATGCATTAGGATACTTATATGATTATCAAGTTGACTTCCCTACACTATACGTTAGTACTAGTAAAGGTGAAGTAACTAGAACTGATGTTAATGCTTCACTTACATTACATAGACTTAACTTTAACTTTGGTAAGGTAGGGTCTTATGAAACTACATTAACTAGATTAGGTAAAGATCCTTATACTGAGATCTATGAATCAACAGATACTAACCTATATGAAGCTAGTGATGCACCATACTTAGAAGAAGCTATTAAAACTATACCAGTTTATGAAAGAAATAAGAATGTTGATATAACATTAAAATCTACTAGTCCTACACCTGCTACATTACATTCTATGAGCTGGGAAGGAGACTATTCATCCAAATACTATAAACGTGTCTAAATACATTCACCCACTAACATTTGAGGCTGCCATAGAGGTGGCCTCTAATTTACGTCCAGAAGACCGTAGAGAGGTTGAAGAGGGCCATGGGATAGATCCTATCGTATATGCCCATTCAGTCGCTCAGGAACGATCCTACGTACACTTCACAGTGCCTAACGGCAAGACTGCCGGAATGGCTGGAATTGGACCTGAAGGAGAGATCTGGATGTTATGTACACCTGCTATTCATGATTACCCTATTACATTTGCTAGAGAAGCTAAACGATTCATTGAAGGTCGAACTGAACCGTTACTCTGGAATGTAGTAGATTGTCGTAATACAGTACATTTAAA